CTCCAGCATGGTCACATCTTATTCTATAGTGAAAATATAATTCAACAATAGTATTTGTACGATATACACCTAATTCCCAGGCTTTGTGTTTGGCAATCATTCTATGTTTAGACCAAAGAAAATCCCAACGGTCACTCCATGGATTATCAAGTTTGCAATGAAAATTAATCATTTGTCAACTAATTCAAAAGTTATTGATACACAATCACTTTTTCGTTCAAGTGGTTTTATACCATGTAATAAACTTGAATCAAAGATTACTAACATATTAGTTTTTACAGGCAAATCTTGGTCAGCAAAAGTTAATACTTCAGTAGATGGCGCCTGCGCAAAGTAAGTAGCTACCAATGTGATTTTTTTATTATTGTTATGTTTATGCCCACCCAACCACTGGTTTGTTTTATGAATATTGCCCCAAGCATTTGCAACTACTTTATTGGTTTCTTTTTCAACCATTGAAGCAAGTTCTTGTATTTCAATATTGAGATGATATTTATTAACACCAATTGGAGGTGTTGTTGTTGACCATGAATCAAACCCTTGTGGAACATCTTTAAATGTTTGATTGCCCGAATTATTTTTCCAATTATGTACTGCATCTCTGATTACTGCGGCTAATACTGTTGTTCTGTTTTTATAGAAATTAGTTAATGTTTTCATTTTTTTATCCTTTAATTGATACTACTCTGTATTTACTGTGTGGATAATTCTCATTAAGCCACTCAATCATTCCCTCTTCATTGGGTAGGAATACATTATTATATTTGTTAGTTATATACGTCATAATTTAACTCTTTATTATATTTGTGCAAATATTTTTATGTACAATAATCATTTCAGGAATATCCACTTGACTTAGTAATAGCAACCAAAGTATAGTACTAATTAAAAATCCTAAAATGAAATCTTTATGCTCCTTCAAGGTTTAAACACATCCGGGTTATCTTCTACTAGTGCAATTAATGCATGTGTTTGAAACTTAACCTGTTCTTCGGTCATTTTAAGATTATAAGCATGGTCTAGTATATGTAATACTTCATGCCATAGTGCAATCTTTTTAGTTTGTTCAGTAAATTGATTACCAATCCAAATCTCTTGGTCATTGAATCGTGCTAGACCAATTGTGCCTTGCATTTCCTCTGAGGTTTTATATTTTACTTCGTAATCTATTCCGCAAATTTTAAATTTCATTCTTCTACTCCAAAATGTTTTTTGATCCTTAATGCAGCAAGGCGAGCACTTTTGCCCTGAATCTCACCGTCATCTTCATCTTCTAAAATATCCAAGCATTCCTCAACAATCAATTCGGCAATAAAATGTACTTTATCAATTGCTACCCACTTACCACTAGAATCACTTCCATGTTCTTTAATTAATTCTCTTACTCTGTTATTCATTTCAATACTCCTACATAAGGACTGTTAAGCCACCTAGCATAAGTTTCTGCGTTGTCCGCAATTTTATTAAGTTCATACTTCCCGCAAAATTTTAATAAGTGTAGGCCCACTTGAGGAACATTAGTTCTACGCACACCTTCACGGATGTTTGTATCTACTGACAATTTAATATCATCGGGCTGTGCTGTCAAATCTATGAGGGTTCGGTTGCGTTCATAATCGTCACGCACACGATGTTCAACCCCCTCATGGTCGGACCAGCGTTGCAACATCAAATTGTTATAGGTGTAGCCTTGCTTATGGCGATCAGCATATGCTTCAATCAATCCAGCTTTCTTTGCTGAACCTTTTTCACGCACCCCGGGAAAAGCACTGAATACGTTGTCTGTTGCGTCACCGCGCATGGTCTTCTTGAATAGCAGATATTGTGGATCCTCTAATAGTTTAGGCTCTTTAGTTTTCTTATCTTTGACTGGACGACCCTTATCATCAAAATAGCCTTCAAGTGTAATCAATTCACCAGTGACACCCGAATATTGTTTTACACGGGGAGAAATTAATTGGTAAAAATCGCTGTCTGTTGAAATTATAAAATGTTCATCTTCTGGATGCAAATGAATCCAGCGGGCAATGAGATCATCAGCCTCAGCCTTAGGATCACGCAGGACACTACAGTTTGTGCGGTCTTTGAGATAGGTTATAAAATTTGCATACACCTCCCAAAACATTTTATTTTCTTCAACCTCAGCCTCAGTTTGAGACATTGTATCTACAACACGATTGGCTTTATAAGGTTTATAGAAGTCCTTACGCCATGACCTTCCCTCGGTACAGAACACAACATGATCAATTCCAAAACGTTTAACGATTTGATTAGTACTTGCTAATGTGAGATGAATTGCCATTCCGATTTTCTCGTCAACTGTACTACTTCGTGCAGCAATGTGACGGGCACGAAAAAATGTATTGGCAGTATCAATGAGGGCGTATTTGTAGGTCATGTATGTATTATATACTACTATTTAGAAATAGTAAAGTTAATTGGGTTATTATATTTCATTTGTTCTTTTTTCTTTTCTTTTTCTCAGTCAATGCCTTTTTAAAATAATCCGCGTTGTCTCCAATGAGACCGGTGCCAGTATTACATTTTTTGCACAAGTAGCCACGAAATTCACCTGTTTTGTGGTCGTGATCACATTGCCATGGTCCGTTGGTACCGTCAATCCCATCAGGGATATCTTCTGATTTTTTGTACACTATTTTACTACATTGCGGGCAAGGTGTTAAGTATGGTGGGGGCGGATTATCTTTTTTAATTGCTCTTAAAGTTTTTGATTCTTTTTTTAAACATTCATCACAATTTGTATTAACTCGCAAACGCATGCCATTACGTTTGAACCGTGTGGCATAATGCTGAAAATGTGTTTCATCTTTTGAAATTTTGCAAACAGAACAAGTAGTCATTGCTTGTTCAATTAAATGTTTATCACTACAATCATTACAGAATGTATGAAGTTGAACATTCAGCGTGGGATGAAACAAAAAATCAGATTTTTCTTTGTCTATATCACAAATAGAACACTTATAGGTGTTTGCTATCAAACCCGTAAATAAAGACATAATTTAACTTTCTATTAATTAGAAATTATACTATGACATTGTGTTAATGTCAAGTTTCAACCGTCTAATCCTATATTATAGACCCAAAACCATTTAATGTCAAGTATTATTTTCTGGGATTTCTTTGGGGATTTCGGTTAGATACTCATAATTGGTTGTATCTATATTCTCACGCAAAATGATAGCCCCGTTCTTTAGATGGAATCTACGGGCCATGTTTGTCTTGGGACTCAATGTCACAAATCTAGTAACACTAGGATATTGTTCTTGTATTCCCTTTACTGCTCTGTAAAGCAATTCTTTACCTTTACCACTCTTGTAACTCCAGATAGTATAGAATATTGCCGTTGTAGGCACTTGAGCAGTTTTATGCAAACCTGCAACATCTTCGGGAACAAAGTCATGGAAGCTAACACAAACCATTGCTTCTGGTTGTTGTTCTTCATCAGTTAATGCTGCAACAACTCTACCATCACTTACTCTAAAATCTTTAGGAATTTCAGGGCGGACAGGGTCATCTTTTATAAAACTTAATAGTGTGTGTGAAAGGTCTGTTATAAATTGAAACATGATATTCTTATTTATACGTATATTATAAAATTAAATTAAATCCAAAAAAGTAAGACCCGAAAGTCCTACGCTAGCTTATCTACATTTTGTCCCGACCGCATCATCCGACGATTGGCTTCTATTCTGTGAAGTTCGTTGTCCCTAAGACGTTCCTTTACATGACGGTCATTAGATAGCAATTCTTGGTGTCGTTCTTCATTACGAACCAATGCATGATGCTGCTGAATTGCTGCTGCTTCCATAGATGCTCTATTGACTGTCATGGGGTACCTCTTTCTTTTATTTATCACATAGTTGGGCCATTGCCGTTTCTAAAGCCAACTGACCCACCTTCTGCTTCAATACGTTTGATAACATCTTCAAATAAAATAGGAGTAAAATTGGTTTGCTCAACGCAAACACAATGATAACGAACGTCAACTACGCCATCACTCATTACTCTGCCTGAATGTAAGTGTCCGTGAATGTTAACTCCAAAACGGCCTAATGATTCGGGATGAATTGGGATATGACTTAAAATCATTCCGTTCATAACATGATATGCTCTTAACTCACGAAAGTATAATCTATACTCATCGTCACGGAAGATATCGTGATTGCCGCGAATTAAAACCTTATCTCCGTTTAAGCGAGCCATAGTTGGTAATGCTTTACGATTAATAACTACATCACCTAAGTGATATACTTTATCGTTTGGACGAACTGTGTCGTTCCAACGCTTAATCATTTCCTCATCCATTTCATTTGGATCAGTCCATGGGCGAATCTTTGTCACCCCGTCTGCTTCTGTAAACCTACACACTCCGGCATGGCCAAAATGTGTGTCACTAACTAAAAATACTGCTGGCATATTATTCCTTTTCTCTTTTAGAGATATCTCTCTTTTGTGCTTGTCTTTCAGATTTCCAAAAGATTCGCTTCCAATCTTTCAAATGTTTCCACCATTGTGGAGGTGCTGTTAAATTACCTTGTTTTTTATTAGCCATTTCGTTCTTTCTTTACTCGGCCGATTCTGCTTGCCTTGTTCCAAGTGTATGCTACTCCGTCAGGAGTCTTTCCATCTACTACACTATCAACACCAAATCGTCCTACAATTTCAAACTCGCCACCACTGATGGTGACAAACTTACCCAAAATTTTAGCATAATTCATAGCCAAATCAAGGGTATCAAATTCTTTTTCTACATCAGTAGCAATTACTTTAAACATTATTTTATTTTCCATTCTGTATTATAGCATAAATCATATTATAACACAAGAGGATTGTATGGAAAAAACAACAGTTTGGAACGATGGACATAACAGTTACAAAAAACATACACTTATTTCAAATAGAGAAACAAAAGAAAACTCCTATACACTTGAATTATTAGATGTAGAATTAACCGGATTGACAAATATAGTTGATATATTTGCAATGCATGTTGAGCATAAGCAAACCAAATTCGTTGATGTATTGTATAGCGGTGGGTTAGATAGTGAATGTGTATTACTAGCAATGCTACAAAAAAACATCCCATGCAGACCCATAACGATGAGATTAATGTTTAATGGATTTCCAATAAACACCCATGACTTATATTATAGTGAAAAGTTTTGTAGGGAACACAATCTATCTCAAGTATTAATTGACCTAGATATTAAAGCATTTTTTGGAAACGGAGATCATATTAAATATATGGAACCGTATACTATATTAAATCCTCACGTAGCTTCACATATGTGGTTGATTGAACAATGTCAAGGTTTCCCTGTCTTTTCTGGTGATTATACTTGGCCATGGACACATCAACCTATGCTTAGTCCACATCGTAATAGTTATTCTTGTTATGGCATTTGGATGAATGAGAATAGTATTTCAGGTATAGGGAATATGCTTAACCATTCAATAGATTCTAACATGCTATTCATAAAAACACATTTAGAACTGTATGATAATGAAAAACATAATCATCCTTATTCAAAATTACCTGTTCTAAAAAAGGAAATATTAGAAAAGTTAGGATTTGATAATGTTGAATTACGTGCTAGAAGTTATGGATGGGAGTCAATTCCAAAAGAAGCATTTGATGAAACTATATACGGCAAAGAATTATATGAAAAGTTTGGGCCTTGTAAGCATACAATAGTGTGGAATAACCTAATAGGTAATATCATTGGATCAACTCCAGGATCCAATGATAAATTTAAATAATTATTAAATATCTACTATGGTGTAACTTACCATCTTGGCTGGATTGTTGTATTTTTCAATTAAACTTTCCGTTTTAGTTTTCCATTCCTCAGCAGTAGGACGATCTTTCATCTCACGACTAATAGTTAGGCCATCGGTAGATTGAGATTTTGATAAAGAAACTAATCCATTTTGAAAAGAATCATATAATAATTGATTAAATTCTTCAAGAATATCCCATGGCAAATCTATAGTTGGATCTTTTTCCCAAACAATTATTGCTCTTACGGTGTACGTATTGTTATCAAATGCCATAATAAATTTCCTATCTCTATTAATGTATTTATCGCATTCCGTAATATTTTAGTATTTTATGCTATCATCCAATCTATGTCGTCTTGTACTTCTATGCTTTCAGATCCGTCGTATTCTACTACACGGAATTTTTTACCTTCTTCTATCCATTCTACTTGCAATTGTCTAAGTCCACCCGTAAATATGCCAGGATACTTCAATTCTATATAAGTAGCCAATTCATCATACTGTTCCTTCTCTACAAGTTTTACCATTGCAGGGTCAAACAATATCTCTGGATAGTCCAAGTTCCATGAGTACCATCCAGCACCAAAGTCAGGGCTGTACAATACTGCTACTTTTCCGTTTTCACTTAATTTACGCATAGTCATAGTATATCACCTTCACCATTAGTTGTCAAGTTATGGCAATGCCCGGGCAAACCGGGCATTGTTTGATTCATTGACTGTTACGCCAAATCGTAGCGACTGTTCATCACAGCCTTAAGCATAATTGCTTCCGGAGAGAATGCATCTGGGTCTGCACCCAATACGCTAGCAGCGATTGCTGGGCTGAATCCTGACACAAGAGCGGTACCACCCTTGTCGAACTCAACTGGAGCGTTTCCGCTAGCATTCAAGTTCCAGAAAACTACCTTAGGCAAATCGTAACCTGCTTCGGCATACTTACGTGCGATCATTTCCATTGCACTGTCATCATACTTAACGCAGAAGTTAAATTGCATGTCACTGAAAATCATCAAAGTTTCAGGCATTTCTGCTTGTGATACCTTGTTCTTAACAGCAGTGTCAAGAATTTGAGTGAACGCACCATGTAGGTTTGTACTCATACCCCAATCAGAACTGACCATTTGGTCAATCTTTTGGTTGATTGAACCCTTAAGGTTCAACAACTTTGGCTTGTCGCTGAAAGTCAAAAAGCAGTCCTTGAACTTACCCTTGTTCTTATC